TATGAAAAAGCGAGATAGAACTGGCGCCATTCTGGTGTGCGAGCAATGCGGGCAGTCGTTCAGAGTGCCCACCTACCGGGCTAAAACAGCCAGATATTGTTCCAGATCGTGTTTGGCTAAGGTGCATCTGGAGCAGTTCTCTCATCTGCGTTTTCAGCCAGTAGGTCGGCCAAAACGTACGTATAAAACCATGATGGTAAACGGAAAACAAGTTCGCGTTCATAGGCACGTTATGGAACAGCATCTTGGCCGCAAACTTGAGTCCTGGGAGCATGTGCACCATGTGAACGGAGACCCCCATGACAACAGAATTGAAAACCTTGCAGTTCTGTCCAACGCCGACCATCAAAAAGTAGAACTGGCAGAACGCGCAACTCTTATTTTGACTTTGAAGACTTCTTAGCGGCCGCTCGTTTAACGGCGTAGCTTATGGCAACAGCTTGCTTCGGCGGCTTCCCGGCGGCAATCTCAGCCTTCACGTTCTTGCGGAACGCCTCTTTGGATGTAGACTTCACCAGAGGCATGTCACCTTACCCCCATAAACTGCCGAAGCCTAGAAACGTACTCGGTCTGCTCTGGCGTAGCATCACCGGCAGACGTGTCGCCAGAAAGAATACGCGCGGCAATGGTGGCTCGTACATCCGCTTCGTCGTCAGAATACCCCTTGAACCGTTCGGTCTGAGCCGGCGTCAGGGTAAACTGCGGGGCGTCAAAGTTGCGCCGCATGTGAACTCGGGCCGCCTCGTTCAGCATGACCGCACGGCGCTGCGCGTCGTTTAGCCGGCTGTACGGGTTCATGATGATGCGGTCGTCTTCGGCCGCCATGCCCGTGACGTTGGGGTTGCGGCGAAAATAGTCATCTTCGCCGGGAAACAAATCCTGGCGCACGCCTATCCCGTAAAAGCCCTGCGGGTAGCCGGATGCGGCGCCGCCGGGCATGTCACTTGCCCTTCTTCGCGGGCTTGGCCGTCTTGGCAGACTCGCGGAAGGCGGCAGCGGTTGGCGCGCCCTTGGCGCCTGGCTTCCGCATCTTCTCGCCGGAGCCGGCGGCGATGCGGGCCTTCTTCGCGTGGATGTTGGCGTACAGACCCGGCTTGGCCATCAGCACTTCCACCTTTTCATGCTCGCCTTGGCGCGGTCGGCGTTCTCCGACTTGGCTACCACGCCGGCCATGCGGGCGCAAAAGGACTTCTTGCGCCCCTTGTCAGCCTCGGTCTTGGGGCTAGGCGCGGGGGGCTTGAGGTTGGAGCCCGTCTCGCGGTTGTACTTGGCCCGGCCCTTTGCAGTCAGGCCGGCGCCCTTGCTCGTCGGTAGCTTCTCGCCCCGGCCTACGGCCAGAGAGACGCCTTTCTTTGGCATTACACGCAATGGATCAGCGCGTAGTTCAACACCACCGCTTCCGCCAGCGGGTTCGCCGTGATGTTGCGGAGCGTGATCGACGCGGAGCCGGCGCCAAGGACGCTGGTGTACACGTTGTACGCCGCCGTGGTGCCGCCGTTGACGTTCAGCACGATGACGTCGTTGGCGCTGATGAAGCTGTTGTTGAACGTAAACGTCACGTTGGTCGTTGCAGCCAGCGACGCGGCGTTCATCGTAATCTGACCGGCGGGCTTGTTCAGCGTCACGGCCGTGGATTTGCTGGTTTCCTGCGTCACGGTGCCCTGAGCCGCAGCGGTGTAGCCAAGCTGCTCATCAACCAAGACCACATTTGCCCCAAGGATGTTCTGGTCTTCGTAGGCGACGCCAATCGGCTTGGTGTTGCTCGACATGTCCTAAGATCCCATCCAAGACGTCTGTATGCCGCCCGCAGCATAATTGCGGCGGGGGCCCCTGTCCACATATTCCCGGTGGGCCACCGGAAAGGCAAAGGTGACGGCAATGGCGTCGGCCGCGTCGGGGCTGGCCAGCCCGCGGGCCTTCATGTCTTTTTTGCTCTCTAGAAAGATCGTCCCCTTGCTGTCGGGCTTCATCATTGGTCCGGTCAGGTCGTTCTTCAGGAAGCGGTCTTGTGGGATAGATGCGTCCTTCAGCCAGGTCCGCAGCTCGCCCCACATCTCGGCGCGCTTGTTGCCCCACATCAGCGGGTTCTTCGACTTGTTGCCAAAGTTGACCCCCTTCACCTTGTACCGCTGCTCCTTGAGCCGGTCCACGATGCCGGCGCCCAGCCCGCCTTCGTCGATGACCACCAACGCTGGCTTGTACGTCTCGATGGCGTCGATGACGTGGCCGACGACGGTCATGGTGTCGTCGCCCTTGTACCGCTTGATGGCGATGATGTCGCGCCCTTGGCGGATGGCCAGCACCGTGCTGTCGCTGCCAAACCGGGCCGGGTCCACTCCGAGAACGACGGGCGCCGACGGATCCTTGTGTTGGGAGCGCCGCATGGCCTCGTCCACTAGGTTTGCCCCGATGAACTGGTCGTCGGAGGCGTTGGGGAACTGCCCGTAGACCTCGACGTGGGCCTGGGTGCTGTCCGGCCCGTACTCGTCGATAATCTGCTGGTAGACCTGCTTGTCGGTGCCCTCGACCGACCGGGCGTCCACGATCTTGGTGCCCCAAAAGTCCCGCTTGGAGTGGAAACACTCGTAGAAGTACCCCGCGTTGCGGCGGGGGTTGCTGAACGCCAGCCAGAAGCGGTGCGGCGTGTTTTCGGTAAAGAAGCCTGCGGCGACCGACCAGATCGTGTCGTCGATACCGCTGGCCTCGTCGTAGATCAGCATCACGCCGTCGAAGTTGTGGACGCCCGCGTAGGCGTCGGGGTTCTCTGCCGACCACAGCCGGCCCTCAACGCCCCAGTAGCGCGTGCCCATCTTGAGGTCGCGCTCCACCAGCTCCGTCAGCCACTTCGCCGGCATGACGCGGGTGGCGCTGACCTCAAACCAATGGCTGTTGAGGCTCATACTGAGCCACTTGGTGATCTCGGCCCAGGTGACGGAGCGAAGCTGCGCCTCGCTGTTGGCCGACACGATGGTCGTTGACCCAATCCGGGTGGTCAGCATCCAGATGACCAGCCAGGACACCAGCGCCGACTTGCCGATGCCTCGGCCGGATGAGACGGCCATACGGAAGGTGTCGAAGTCCACCTTGCCGTTGTTGTTACGGATGTGGTCTGCAAGCGTCTGCAACACCTCGCGCTGCCACTTGCGCGGTCCCTGGAAGTGTTCCAGCGGCGTTCCCTTCTGGCCCCACGGGAAGGTGAACAGCACGAACTTGAGCGGGTTGTCCTTGATGGCCGGCGTCCACAGCCGGCTCATCAACTCCATCTCGTCGTCGGGCGTGTACTTAACCGTCTGCACGGATCCGCTCCGGGTAGGGCTTCGCGTCTTCAATCAGCGTGTCCGCGACCCCCTCGATGACGCGGCGCTGCGCTTCCTGTAGCGCGTTCGTGATCGAGATCGTCTGGTTGACCTCGACCGTCACGGCCTGCTTCGCCACCCAGCCGTGGGTGTGCTTGAGGATGTCGAGCGCCGCTTTGGCGTCGCCGTCCTTGGCGGCGTCGTACAGCACGCCCGCCATCTCCAACTCGCCGTCGGCGCGGCCCTTCTCCTCTGCCAGCGCGGCCAGCGGGTCGAACTCACACAAGGTGCGGTACTCAGCGGGGCGCATCCCGGCGGCCAGCGCCAGCGTGTCTCCACGCAAGCCTTTGCGCGCTGCGTTGTAGATCGCCTCCAGCCGCGCTTCCGTCGCTTGCAGCCTGCGCGGCTCATACGGGAGGGAAAAAACGGACATGCACGCTGTGTACCATGTTGTGTGACGCGGAGGCAAACACAGCCTAAGCCTTGCGAGTGTACGGTTTACGAGGTGTCGTTTTGCGATTTACCCACTTCCACGGGCTGCGATTTTTGAGGTTTTCAGAGCGGCTTATCACCCGAAGATTTGCCTTTCGGTTGTCCAGTTTGTTTCGGTTTATGTGGTCAACGTCACCATCCGCCCATTCGCCGGTTACATAATACCAAGCCAATTTTTGCGCGGTGTACGTTCGGCCCTGCACGCTTATCTGCCAGTAGCCTATGGGGCTTAACGAGCCCACGGTGCTTCCGGCGGCGCGAACGCCCCACGCAATTTTTCGTGTAAAAAGTCCTGTGTCGGGGTCGTACAACAGCGTTGCACGAAGCGTGTCTAAGCACGGGATGGTTTTTGCTGGCATTGGGTGAGCGTACAAAATTACGCATTTAAATGTCAATGGTAAATTTTAAAAAGTTTTTTAAAAAATTGCTTGTGGCCCCTCCGGCCCTGGACCGGGCGGGCCGCGGGCCCCCCTCCCCCCTGCCATTGGCTTTCCGCATCGTTTTAGTGCTGACATCTGAACATATGAATAGGTGTTCAACTGTTCATATGAACAG